GAATTTTGAACCTTCAGACATGTATCCGTTGATTCACGCTTGAGCCGCTCAGTCAACAATATTCCTCAACACAACATGCTGGGCAGTTACCATATTAGCCATATAAAACTGGCGACTGGCTAACTATATGCTTCTTGCAAATCCGTGTAGACCGGTTCGATTCCGGTACCCTCCTCCAAGGATTTTCAATGGGTTGCACCCCTTCCGAAATTGCGCAGGGGCCTCCGTTTACAGCAGCGTTTACAGTTTTGTTCACTTTGCACCCCCTCGGGCCTGTGCCAGCTTGACCAGAACCGTGTCAGTTTCATCGGGCGAAACCCGCGCATAATGCTCGATCACGTTCGCTGCATGTCGGATTGACCAGCCCATGTGATTGGCGATTTCGGACAGGGAAAGGCCCGCGTTCAAGAGACGGGTTGCCGCTATTCCGCGCGTGTCCTGCAATCGCAGATCACGGGACAGCCCCGCTTTGTCGCGCCATTGGCGCAAGCCTTCGGAAGCGCGATGCTCGGTCAGTTGATTGCCGGTTGCATTGGTCAGGATCAACAGCCGCGTGAGGGGCGTTTCGACAATCACTTTGGCCAGCAGCGGCGTGATCGGGATATGAGCAAGCCGCTTGCGCTTGTTCGTTCTAACCCGCAGCCGTTGCCCTTTGGGCGTGTTCTCGACCTGGCCCGTGGTCAGCTTGATCAGATCACCAGGGCGCAGGCCTGTTTCGCAGGCCACGCACAGCAGCCGCCGAACCCATTCCGGCGCAATGGCGTTGATCGCTTCCACATCTGCCGGGGTCCAGACAATCTCCGAACGGTCCACATGATATATCTTGCGCAGCTTGTGGCAGTGATGTTCGGACAGAAGGCCTTCCTCGACCAGCCAGTTCAAAACCCGAACGGCATGGGTGCCTGCCATATCGTGCTGTTTCGGTGAGGGCTTCCATATCGCGCGCCACTTGGTCACTTCGCCCCGCGATCCGCGTTCCTCGAAAATCGCGGCGGGTGCGTCATCGAAGTGCGCGGCAAATCGAAGGGTCCACTTTCTTTGATCGGCGAAAGACCGCGCGCCCTTCGCCCTGCCAGTGCTGGACAGAAACAGGTCAACCGCGTCAGGTGTCATCAACTGTGAAGGTTTCGGGCGTTCTGCAACCTCGGCGAAGGCGCGCGCAAAGTCGGGGTCGCGCGGTTCGCGGGTTTCATCTTCCCAAAACTTGGGGCCTTTGCGCCAAGCATAGAAGTGCCAGCGGACCTTGCGGCCGACAAGCTTGCGCTTCACCCGATGAACCCCTTTAGGCAGTGCCATGCTTTGCCCTCCACTCTTCAAGCGGTGTTTTGGCCTCGATCTCGCCAGAACCTTGGACAATGACGACGATCTTGCCGTCGCGGTTGATTTCGACTTTCCCCACGGCCAGCCCGGCAGAAACAGCGCCCTTGATTGCGCGCGTTATGTCAATCTGCAAAAAGGCTGAGGGGGTGCGCGCCATTATGCCAACTCCTCTTGCGTCCATAGTGGCCCGCCATTCGCCAGCCCTGTGTCGAAAATCCGATCAATGGTGCGACGATCAGTCATCGGCTGCTGGGTCCACGCCCCGGATGAGGCAATAGAGGTGGGCGATTTGATCCCCCGACAAGCTGTGCGTCGTGTGTTTGCCACCTGTCTCTTCAACCGGCGTGAAACCGGCGGGCCTATATGAGACGGTGAATTGAAAGAAGTCGGTTTCGGACTCCAAGTCCGATTCTATCTCTTTCGTAAGGTCGAAAATGTTTAGAGAGATTTCCGGCCCCCAACCGCTCATCGAATAGGATATGTTGTCAAGATGATACGGACGATCTTCCGCCGAAATGACCGCCTCAATAGCCGCCCAGGCATTGGGGGGCAAATGCTCAAGTGATGCGGGAAGCGGGAACCCTTTGTCATGCAGATCGCTGCCGTTTAAGTTCAGAACACCTTTCTCGCGCGGGCCGTTCGGAGCAATTGAAACGCTGAAAGGCTCAAGGACGGCCGCTTCCTTAATCACCGCCAAACACTTGGTGGGCGGGCCATCATAAAGCGACAGGATAAGCGCATTCGTGGCGTCGGACGATTTCATTTCTGGCGATCCCTTCCCTCTGCCACCCGTCGCGAACACACCAGCTTTTCTGGCAATCTGCACCAGAGAGCGCGCGCGGGCAGCATCACCGCGCAGCGTCTGCGTCATCCACTCAGTCAGATTAGCCAGTTTTACCATCGTTTTAAAATACCGTCCCGAAACGCGGATGTCAAGACGTTTCAGGACGGCATATCAATTCAGCAATCTAGCCCGCTCGACACCAGCTCGGCTTTTTCATAGGCGACCTCGAGAACAGTGCTGGCCAAGCTAATTCCGGTCTTAGGCTCGCTCTCCGAATAAAAATCCAGCAGATCACTCGCGGCCTTTATCAGGCTTTCGACCATCAAGGCATTGTCATACGGGGTCTGCGGAAATTTCGGGTTAGACATTGTGTCAGTCTCCTGTTGTGGTATGATCCTTTAGGATCAATTACATATTGATCCCTTCGGATCAAGAGGGAACATGACGGGAAATCAGCTACGCGCCGCTCGTTCGCTCCTTGGCTGGTCGCAGGCTGAGGTTGCGAAAGCGTCCGGCCTGTCAGTTCCGACTATAAAAAGAGCTGAAGGAAGCAGCGTTTTGGGTGTATCCGAAAAAGCGATAGCGGCTATGCGTGAGTCTCTCGAAGCTGCCGGGGTAATATTCATCGCCGAAAATGGCGGAGGAGAAGGCGTCCGACTTGGGAAAGGTCAAGAAAATGGATGATCAAAGCGTGCGTAGACTTACGGAAGCGATCAAGAAACAGAATGAGCTGCAAGAGGATGCGAACAACCTGATGCGTTCGCTGATCCCGGCACTTGAGGCGACGGTGCAGGAATTGCTCGACCTACGAAAACAAATGGAAAAGTCTGGCGACTAATAGGCCGGGACCATCGGCCCCGGCCTTGGACGCCGCGCCCTTGAGGAAGGGCCGCGTCGTGTCGGGGTTTACCCACTCACCGACTTACGGGGTTGCTTTGGCGTCATGAACCCGCCTTGGCGCAACCTGCCAATCTCACGCCGCCTTGTCGCCTTCGCCCCAGTTGACCAGCGTCAGCGCCGCATTCATTTCAGCGTCGGACAGGCCCGCGCCCTTCGCCTCGGCGATGCTCTTGACGATTGCGGTCAGCGCCCGCGCCCGGCCGGCCACGTCATAGGCTTGCAGCGGTCGCAGCGTGTCGATCTGCACTACCTGGCCCAGCTTGGCCGTCGCCTCATCTGCCAGCAGCATGGCCAGCGGTTGCAGCGTCCAGCCTGCGAGCTGGCGTTGCGCCTCACGTATTACTGGACCAGTTGCCGCCCGATTGTGCAGCGCTGGCAGAACGCCGAAAGCCATGGAGATACCATCGCGCGCCACGTCCAGGCATTCCTTTGTCATGCTCTTGGACAGGTCAGGCGATAGCTGATCCGGCTTTTGGCCGATCATCGGGTTCATGCCCGCCGCAGTGCTGTGTGCGACGCCTTCGATCACCAGCGACGATCCGCGACGGCCCCGGAATTGGCTGCGCATGGCTGCCATATCCTCGGTCGAGCCTTCTGGCATAGGAACGATCAGCGAGCCAAGCGGCGCGTCGCGGTACACGTCGCGCAGTGCCGTCTCGATTTCATGCAACAGGCTGGCTGTCAGCGGTGCGCGGCGCAGGGGTGCGCTGCCGATCCATGGTGCCACCGCATCGGCCCCGGTGCGCAGGTGCAGCACCTCGCCCGCAAGGGCCGTCATGGTCCGCCCGCCGCCCGCCTCAGATATGGTCAGGCGATAGGCGCGCGGATCTCCGTTGCGGGTGGACAGATCCCAATCGGCGCAGGGCACAAGGCCCATGCCATCAATCAGGAACAGCGCCTCGCCTCGCAGCGCCACAGAGCGCGCCGCCAGCGCCATGGTGCGCCGGGTCAGCAGGTCGGTGCCCCGCACATCGGCCAGGGCAAACGCGCCCTCCCAGAGCGCCACACAGGACTGCACCGTCGCTGTCAGTTCGCCGATGCCTGACACGCCGCTGACATAGCTTTCTCGTGCCGCGATGATTTGCGCCGTGGACCCGGTGCCACTGGCGCGGGTTTCAGGTGCAGCTCGTTTCTTGAACCAATTGAACATTTTTCAAATCCTCCACCTTGCCAGAGCACGGGAAAGCCCGGCGTCCGGTGCGTCCTGGTGCGCTGTCCAGTCGCGCGCCTCGATTTGTGCCTCGGGATAGGCCGGACGTGTGACGGCTGACAATTCGAACAGGTCAGCCGCGCGGACAGTCCGCAGAACGCCCCCGTCGCGCTCCTCGATGCCTTCACCGCCCGGCGTTACGCGAAAGCCCGGCGACAGCCCCCGGATAAGCCCCGCCGCATGGGCGGACAGAAAATCGCGCACGTATGATACGCCAGCCATATCCGGCCCGATGCGCGCCTCGATAACCAGTGCCGCGTCGCCATCGGTCAGGGTCAGAGTGCCCGCAGCACGGGACGCCAGCGGCTTGTTAAAGTCGTGACCGGCCAACAGATGAATGTCTTCGCCCCGCTCAATCCGGCCCGCAAAGGCACGGGGCGCGATAACCTCTTTGCGGGGTCGAGCACCATCGGACAGAACCGCCGCCTGACCATATGGGAAGGATGCCCGAAGGCGGGTTTCCCCGCCCTCGGTACGGACCTCAAGCCCGCCGTGATGCGCGCCCCAGAGCATTACTGAATGCCCGTCAGGATTTCGGTCTGCGTCGCGCGACTGACAGTCACGTCCATCGTCGCAAGGCCGGTCAGCTTCAGACCACCGGACGCTGCATCGGTAAATGGGTCTCGGATCAGGTCAATCGCGCCCCAGGTGCCAACAAAGACTGGCGCGACGCCGCCCACGGTCGTGGTCAGCACTGCGATGCTTTCCAGCGGATCACCAGTCGGAGCTGCAAGAGCGTTTGACGACATGACGACATTGCCCGCAGGCAGGTTCTTGACCAGGCGGTCCCATTCCGACACTGCCGTGCCGCTGATCAGGGTATCATCCATGGCGTCGAAGACCTCGGGCCGGATCAGCAGCTTGACCGCGCCCGGCCCGTTCGCCGCGTTCGCGGTCAGGAACCGCACCACCGCCGCGCGGAACGCTGCCCAGCTCGCCGCCGCGTCGATAGTGGTTTCGGTGATACCCCAGCCTGACGCCCCGGCAAGCAGGCCGGTCGGTTGCCCATCCGCGCCGCTGCCAAGGAACACAGCCGCGTCCAGGGCTTCGCCGATGCAGCCATTCATGTCCCTGCGAACTGCCTGTTCGAGTCCAGCCCCGGACTGTTTTAAAGTCTTGCGGGTGAGTTTCATCTGAATGCCAAGCGTGTGATCAGGCTTCAAGGGCCGGTCGGTCGTGGCATAGACGGTCGGCCCGGCGACGGCCCCGGTTTCGGTCGCTGCCCAGCCCGCCGCGACTTGGGACGTGGTGACGGGATATTCCGCCTCGCCCGTGTCGATGTTGATCATTCGCGCGCCCATCCGCGCCGCCGCCGATTGCGCAAAGATGCGGTCGATGATCGGCCCCGTCATCACCGGGTTGGGGGTGCCGCTGGCGATAGTCTCACCGGCCCGCATTTCCAGCGCCTGCCATGGCACGGGAATGCCGCGATAGCCGCCCGCGCTGCGAAGCTCGGTCACGATTTCCGCCGTCATGCCGCCCAACTGCCGCCCTTCGTCCAGGCAAAGCGCAACCTGGCACATTTCAAATCCGGCCATCAGCTCGGCCCAATCCTTTTCAGAGCGGGTTTCCAGCTCGGCCCAGGCGTCGCGGCGTTCGTTAGTCTCGCGCTCTTTTACTGAGCGAGGACCCCATGAAGAGATTGCCAATGCGGAAGATTAGAGACGCCCTGAGGCTGCGCGCCAACGGCCTGACATTGAGAGAGATATCGGAGAGCCTTGGGC